GATAAGCAATCTTTAGTAGTCTTTAATGGCAATCTAAGTCTAAAACTAAGTGTTTTTAGTTCAGGTATATTTCCATCATCTTCAGAGGCAATAAGCCAAAGCATACAAAGAACTTTTGCTGACAAAGGGTCAAGTTCATGCCAGTCTATGTCATCCAAAAGGTCACGATACAGTTTGACCCAGGGTGGTTTCCTGTCCTTGAAATGCTGAAATTTAGTCCAATTCTTTATTCTCATAAATGCTCCGCGTTACTCCCAGAAAAGAAACTAAGGCAGGAGGGGAGTACTCTTTTCGAAAGGGGGATCAATCCCTATCTAGCCCAGTTTCAAAATATTCTACATCAAAATCTTAATAGCTCATCAAACCATTCAGGCTTTAAAACTCTTAACTGCCATAGCCTGCCTTTGGGTATCTCATCCCAATTGTTCACAGCCTGCCTAGTAACTCCTAAAAGTTTGGCTAGTTTGGCTGGTGTTCCTGCAAGTAATATGGCTCTTTCTTTTGTCATGTTGCTTATTGTACACATTTATTGACAAATTTAACTATTTTTGTGGTGTTAGGGATACTACCAACAAAATAATGTAAATTTTCATTTACCATAAGGGCTATCAGGACAGCAACTGATATTTTTAAATTAAGACTAAATTAAGGAAACATTATGAGCAATAGATCATTTTATGAACCAGATGGTGACTATGATGAAGACCCTGAAGTTGCAGAATTAAGGGCTAGGGACTTTTTTGAGAAGCAGTATAGAAGTCATTATTTTGCACATCCACACTGTCAAGACCCTGACCATCCAGGATGCCCAAATTGCGAACCAGAGGACTTTGAAGATGACAATTAAATTCAGAAAAGGGAATATTAATCCCACAACAAAAACATTTCCAAGAACACTAGCTGAGGCATTTCCTGAGCATCCAGAGCCAAACTTTGAGCAAGAAGGCTTTGATAAGGAAGACAAAATGGTAATCATAGCCTGCTTTGTTATTGCATTTATTTTATTTATTTTATTTACATGGGGAACATTATGACTAATCAAGGTGGAAAGTTAATAGCAACAGCATTTGTAAAGGCACAGAAAGAGTTTGGACCAGCTCTGAAGTCCAGCACTAATCCACATTTCAAATCCAAATATGCAGACCTTTCAGCCTGTGTGGAGGCTGTAATTGATGCCTTAAATAACAATGGCATAGGAATGATGCAAAAGCTATATGAAAATGCAACTGGAGTAAGTGTAGAAACCATATTTCTGCATGAATCTGGGGAGACTTTGGAGTGTGGTGTTTTGCATGTACCAGCAAGCAAACAAGACCCACAGGGTTATGGTTCTGCTTTGACCTATGCAAGGCGCTATTCCCTGATGAGTGCCTGTGGCATAGCCCCAGAAGATGATGATGGCAACATGGCATCCAGAAAGCCAGAGCCAAAATCAAATGTAAATGAGTCTGAAATGGTTGATTGGCTAGAGGCAATAGCTCAGAGCCAAGATTTAGCTGAGTTGCAAAAAAACTTTGTAAAAGCAATTGCAGCCACTGATGGTGACAAACAATGGCAACTTAAGGTAATTGCTGTAAAAGACAAAATGAAGAAAAAACTGGAGGCTAAATAATGGAAACAAGGGTTGTTTGTTTGATATAATAATTAAATGGAAAATTTAACTAAAGATCAACTTACAAATTTGTTTTATATTTATCCTGAAAACGGAAAAGTTTTTTGGAAAAATGTTTCTAAACACCATAAAAGATTAAATGGCATTGAAGCTGGATGTGCTCAAAATTCAAAAAATAAAGATTATTGGGTAATAAAAATAAACAATAAAAAATATAAACGAGGAAGATTAATATTTTTTTATGTTTATGGAAAATTACCTAAACCTTGTATAGATCATATAAATGGTAATTCTCTTGATGACAGAATTGAAAATTTAAGAGAAGCAACAGTTATTGAAAATGCTTGGAATCATAAAAAAAGAAAACGCAAGATTAATTTGCCAATGGGTGTAAGAAATACTCCAAATGGAAAATTTCAAGCAAGAATTAGTTATTACGGAAAGCAACTTCATTTGGGAGTATTTGATACATCAATTGAAGCTGAAAATGTTTATAAATTAAAAAGGAAAGAACTTTATGGAAAATTTGCATGATATGGAGCAAGGGGGAGAAGCATGGTTTCAGGCTAGACTTGGAAAGGTCACAGCATCTAGAGTTGCAGACATAGTAGCAAAGACCAAATCAGGCTATTCCACAAGCAGAGATAACTATATGGCTCAATTGCTATGTGAAAGGCTTACAGGCAAGCCTGGTGAGTCTTTTAGCAACTCTGCTATGCAGTGGGGGACTGAGACTGAGCCATTGGCTAGGGCAAGCTATGAGGTCAAGTACAACTGCATGGTTAACCAAGTAGGATTTGTCCAGCATCCCAGAATTGAAATGTCTGGTGCAAGTCCAGATGGCTTGGTTGATGGGGGATTGTTGGAGATTAAATGCCCAAACACAGCCACACACGTTGATACTTTGTTATCTGGCAAAGTGCCCAGCAAGTACATTACCCAAATGACATGGCAAATGGGTTGCACACAGACTAACTGGTGTGACTTTGTGAGCTATGACCCCAGGATGCCTGAGAATCTTCAACTTTTTTGCAAAAGAGTTGACTTGGATCAAGCATATTTGGCTGAATTAGAGACTGAAGTAATCCAGTTTTTAAAAGAGCTAGAAGATAAAGTAAATAAATTAAGGAACTTAAATGTCTAAAGTAATCTCAGAACTTAGCACCATTGTTGGCACATACACAGATAAGGATGGCAACAAAAAGAACAAATATCATAGGCTTGGGTCTATTATTGACACACCACAAGGACACATGCTTAAGATAGACTCAATCCCAGTTTGTGACCCTCCTTGGTCTGGCTGGGCATGGATTAATCCTCCAAAGGAGAGAACAATTAGCTTTGACAAAAAGGATGATGACATAGGATTTTAAGGTTTTGGGAGGTGGTAAGGGTTAGCGCCTTGCTTGGATTTAGAGAATGAAACTTGTACAAACACTGCTTTATGTGAGCCTCCCAATTTATATTTACATTAAGGAAAAATTATGAAACAAATTACGATTTTTGACCAAATAAATGAAATGTTTAACAGCTCTGGTTTATTAAGCAGGCACTTTGGCACTGAGTCCAAGATGTTAGCCAGAAAAACTGACCCAGAGACATCCAAAGCATCAGCTCAGACTGTGGACACAACTAAACTGGAGGAAATTGTCTATGAGGCTATTAAGTCTTTTGGGGAAAGAGGATGTATTTCTGATGAAGTGCTAGATATGTTCCCAAAGCATAGATATAGCTCAATCACTGCTAGATATGCACCACTTCTCAGAAAAGGCTTTATAGAGGCTACTGGCGAGACTAGGAAAGGTAATTCTGGCAAACAACAAAGAGTGATGAGGGCTATATGATTAAAGATACAGCGGTACAAATACTTTTAGAACACTTTAGTGAAGGCATGGTACGCACAATAGTTGATGCTATTGCTGAAGACGAACGTGAGGAATGTGCAAAGATATGTGAAGAACTGCGTGATGACTGGTTTCGTGGACTTGGTCGATACGAATTTATGGGCGAAGGTGCTGATTATTGTGTCGACGCAATTAGAGCAAGGGGACAAGAATGATTAAGCTAACTTACGAACACATTTGTGACGTGTGTAATAAAACGCTTGATACAGAAGTTTATGAGTGTAGTGATTATCCAGGAATGGAATTTCCAAAAACACACAGAATGTTTTCATTTCATTGGCAAGGATTAAATGCTCAACTATGCAAAGATTGTGCAAAGCCTTTGTATGAAGCACAAGAGCAAACTATGAAAATAATTATTGCTAACAGAGGATAATAATGACTAAAGAAGAAATAATTTTTACTGACTACTCTGTCGAAACCATTTGTATGTATATCTACAACGCCATCTTGGTAATCACGATAGGTCTGTGTATGTACTACATATCTCCTTGGTGTTGCTTTATGTGCATGTTTGGAGCTACGAGGGATAAAGGGGACAAGAATGAAGATTAGGGTATGGCGTAGACAGATGACCAGAAGGGACAAAGGTTTTGTAAAGTCAGTTGGTAGATTGATGGATTTAATGGCATATCATTCAAATAAACTCCTAAAAGCAATTGAAAGATATTTATGAAAATTCCATAAAAATAAAGAAACAAGAATGAATGAAATACTAATTGAACTCACAATCAATGTAGTGGCACTATTTGTTATATTTATTTGTGCATATTTAATAATTAAGGAACTTAAGGAATTGACCACATGAAAACAGAAGAACAATGGGAAGAGGAAGCACTAAAGCAAGAGCAGGATGAGCCTGTATCTCATTTATGGGAATGTATTGGTAGATGGTCTGCATATCTTGCAAATAATGGAATGTCAGCAGAATTAGCTCCACCTTCATGGCTTGTTGATGCAATAAATAAAGCAATTACACTACAAACTAAAGAATGGGTAGGGTTAACTAATGAGCAAATTGTTGATTTGGTAATAAAAAACGCAGGTTTTCCAACTAAATTAGCAAAAGCAATAGAAGCTAAATTGAAGGAAAAAAACACATGAAACATAAACACTCAGAATTGATTAAAAAATGGGCAGATGGGGCTGAAATTCAATGGAAAGACAAAAACGGACAATGGGAAGATATGGGTGAGCCATTGTGGTATGAAAAACATGAATATAGGCTAAAACCCGAAGAAAAGACTGATTTTGCAGTTTCAGCTAATGTGGTGTTTAAATTAGGAGTTGCTGGAGACTATTTGGAGTTTTCCAAGACTGGGAAACATAATATTGAATTTGTATTTGATGGCACAACCCAGAAACTGAAAGCAACCAGACCCTATAAAAATGATTGAACTATTAACCCAAAGAAAGCTGCAACTCCAGGCACTTTACAAAAAATGTCCAGACATTCAAATTGTTTACAGGCTTAGAGAAATTGAGCTAATGACCAAAAGATACAAAAAATTGTTGGAAATTGAAGTAGATGCCAGTGGTTTTAGACCTGAGCTGGAGAAATTGGCAAAGGATTTAAATGGCTGATTCACTCATAATATCTGCACTTTTATTCATTGGGGCATCTATTTTTGCCACTGTTGTTTGGTGTTTTTTGATGTATATAATCTGGGAGGAGGAAGATCAAAAGCTCAAAAAAGCTATCCAAAACAACAAAATTCACTTGACAAGAGATAGTGATTTGGGATAATTGAGACTCCAATTTTTAACTTGCAAGGAACAAAAAATGGGATATTATGGAATGGAAAAAGAGCCTAAAGGGGCTAAGTCATCAGATTCAACTGGTGAAAAGAAGATGGGACCAAAGTCTTTTGACAAGATGACTGGACCAAACAGCATGAAAGGCACAAAAGGCATGTCTGGAGAAAAGATGCCCAAGGGTGCTGACTCTGCTGATACCACTGGTGAAATCAAAAGACCTCTAAATGGTGGCATTGCTATGGGCAAGGCTGACAGCATTGGTTCTAGAGACATGAGCCACATGGGCAAGGTAGATGGCAGAACTGGTGAATTTAACACTGGCTCAAGAGAGTCTGAGTGCTATGTTCATGAGAGAACACCACATATCCAAGACAGCATGTAAAAAGCGAAATACCCCAAAGATTAGTGGTCTAAGGGGTATTTCTAATCAACCCAAATAATAAGGATTTGAATTGACTGCTCAACATTGTAAGACTTGTAAGTATTTTTCCCAAGAGGGATTTAGGGACATGGGTGTTTGTAAAAGATACCCTACTTTCCAAAACAGAAATAGCACAGATTGGTGTGGTGAACACAATCCTATATTGCCAAGCACAATAACATTGCCCAAAGTCAATTTAGAGCTGGGTGTTGTCATGAACCCAGCAGTAACTGACCAGGCAGAAAAGAAAAAGCCTGGCAGACCAAAATTAAGTGGGAGGCAAATCCCATGAAACCCATAAAAGACAAGATTATTGTTAGACCTATTCCTAGAATACAGTCCACTTTATATGTCCAGACTGCTGAGGCAGATACAGTTGGGCATGTAGTAGCAGTTGGTGATGAAGCTGAGGCTGAGGGTCTAAAAGTAGGGGATAAGGTCTGGTTTGGGACTTTAGCCAAAGACTACAAGGACGAATACCTGAAATATCACAATTTTAAGGACGGGGATGAGAAATTCCTTGTCATGTCGTGGCAAGATGTCTGTTTCGTTGAGGAGGTCGAATGAGTTGGGAACGTATTGAAGAAGAAATAGAGCTTAATTCTGAAGTTAAATACGTAGAACAAATTATTCAATCTCAGGAAAAAATATTAAATTATTTAAAAGGCAAAAAGTATGAAATTGAAAAGCGCCTTAGACATATAGAGTACAGAAGATCAATTGATGAAAGATCAAAAAAAGTAAAAGTTGAAACTAGAGGAGAAATAGATGCCATTAATTAAATCAAAACTACAAAAAAATGTAGGTAAAAACATAGAAAAAGAGATTCAAGCTGGTAAACCACAAAAACAAGCTGTTGCGATTGCCTTGAATGTTAAACGTGAAGCAGAAAAGAAAGCCAAAAAGAAATGAAAGCTAGTCTAGCAGTCCATCTCTTAATAGCACTTGGATTTGATGAGCATTTGTTCATGAAATGGCAAGTAGGCAAAAACCCAAGCTATACCAAAAAAGGTCCAGGTAGAACACATAAACAAGGAAAGAAAAATGATATTTGAACATGAAATACAAGACGTAAACTTAATAATTACTAGCCTTGAGCACAAAATCAGGGATATGCAAATATTGGTGCAGAAATTAATGCACAAAGCTAATGAGCAAATGCCTGCTCCAGCTCAAATAAATCCAGTAGCTGAGAAATCAGCAGAGCCTGCTCCTGAGACTCCTACAAATAACTAAAAGTTATATTAAAATCAATTATTTATACAAAAAAACAATATGGGTGCTCCATTAGGTAATATTAACTCATCTAAAGGCAGACTTTTCCAAGAAAAGCTGAGGATGATTCTTTCCCAAGAGCCTCATAGAGCTAGAGCAATTGCTGAGGTCTTGATTAGCAAAGCTGAGGAAGGAGAGCCTTGGGCTATTAGAGAGCTAATGGATAGGATTGATGGGAAGGCAGTTCAGGCAACAACTCTTGAAGATGCAAGTGGAAATGTCATCATGCCTCATCTTCAGGTCACATTTGTAAAGCCAGATGGAGCAGAGTGAACTTAACCAAGCTATTAAAAAGGCTGAGTTTCCAGTCAAGCTCCAGTGCCTGTTCCAACCATCAAGGTATAAATGCATCTTTGGGGGCAGGGGTTCAGCAAAGTCATGGTCTGTTGCTAGAGCACTGCTCATCCTGGGTGCAAAGCAAGTCCACAGGATTTTGTGTGCCAGGGAATTTCAGAACTCCATATCTCAATCAGTTCATAAGCTATTAAGTGACCAGATCATAGAACTGGGTTTGATTGGGTTCTATGAAATTACCCAGAATTCCATCAGGGGGGCAAATGGGACTGAGTTTGCCTTTGTGGGGCTGAAAAACAATCCACATAATATTAAGAGCTACGAGGGTTGCACTATTGTCTGGGTAGAGGAAGCTCAGGCAGTCTCAGCAAGAAGCTGGGATATTCTTATTCCTACTATTAGAGCCAAGGATTCAGAAATCTGGATAACCATGAACCCAGAACTAGAGTCTGATGCCACATACCAAAGATTTATTCTGCATAAGCCTGATAATTGCATTACCCAAAAAGTTAACTGGAGTGATAACCCGTGGTTTCCTGAAGTTTTGGACCATGAGAGGAGAACTCTACAATCTAGAGACCCAGAGGCTTACAACACAGTTTGGGAAGGACTTTGCAGGCAGACTGTGGATGGAGCTGTATTTGCCAGGGAAATGCAGATGGCAGAGCTGGAGGAAAGAATCACTAAAGTTAGATATGACCCTACCAAGCCAGTCCATGCTGTGTTTGATCTTGGCTGGGCAGATTCCACATCTATTTGGTTTGTCCAGTTCATAGCTCAGGAAATCAGATTTATTAGGTACATAGAGGATAGTCAGCAGACTATGAGTCATTACCTGGCACTTATGCAGACCTTTGGTTATGTCTATGACACACTCTGGCTACCACATGATGCACAGAATAAAACATTGGCAGCACAGGGCAGAACCATAGAGGAAATTGTCAGAAATGCTGGGTTCAAGACCAAAATAATCCCAAGAACTAGCATTGTGGACTCTATCAATGCTTCCAGAACCATGTTTAGGAATTGCTTTTTTGATAGGGACAATTGCTATGATGGTTTGCAATGTCTCAGGCATTACAAGTATGAAGTTGACCCAGAGACAAAGGCTTTTAGTAAAAACCCACTCCATGACCAGTATTCACATGGAGCTGATGCTTTCCGCATGGTTGCTTTAGGTGTTCAAGAGACTAGACCAAGAAGACCAAAGCAAGTAAACTATGCACCACCACAATCATGGATGGCACTATAACATGGCACTTGACCCACTAGAAACAGATTATGACCCCATCATAGATGAGGCAAAGCAGTTCCTGAAGTTTGCTAATGATGCAGACACAATGAATAGGCAGGAGGCTTTAGAGGACCTGAAGTTTGCAAGTGGGGGCGATCAGTGGCCGGTGGACCTACAAAATAGCAGAAACCTTGAGTCCAGACCAGTCTTAACCATCAACAAGCTAGATGGCTATTGCAGGCAAGTCACTAACCAGCAAAGACAGCAAAGACCCAGAATCAGGGTTCATGCCACAAATACTGTGGAGGATGCTGCAGATGCCAAAGTTATTCAAGGCATGGTTAGGCACATAGAGGTTAACTCCAATGCTGATAATGCTTATGACAATGCTTATAACTATGCAGTCAGAATGGGCTGGGGATATTTAAGGGTTGACCACAGATATGTGAGAGAGGACTCTTTTGACCAAGAACTATTTATTGACCCTATTGATAATCCATTTACAGTCTATTTAGACCCAAATTCAATTGCAGTGGATGGTTCAGACCAAGAAAGATGCCTGATTACATCCATGATGCCAAAATCTGTGTTCAAGGAAATGTACCCAGATGCACAAGACACTTCATTTACATCCAGAGGCACTGGAGATACCCAAAGTGAGTGGATTACTAGGGAAGATATTAGAGTTGCTGAGTACTTTTACACAGTTAGGGAGAAAGCCAAGCTCTATTTATTAAGTGATGGCTCTGCCAAATTTGCTGATTCCAAGGACTTTTTTGAAAGAATCAAGAGAGCTGGGTTAGAGATTGTGGATGAAAGACCTAGTGTAAAGAAGACAATCAAGTGGAAAAAGCTAACAGCAATTGAAGTGCTGGAGGAAAAAGATTGGCCGGGGTACTACATCCCAATTGTCCCTGTGTATGGCAGGCATGTAGTGATTGGGGATAAGAGAAAGAAATTTGGCATGGTTAGACATGCTAAGGATGCCCAGAGGATGTACAACTTCTGGGTCACATCCATGACTGAATCTGTGGCATTAGCTCCCAAGGCTAAATGGATCATGGCTGAGGGTCAGGATGAAGGTCATGAGTTGGACTGGGCAAGTGCCAACATCAAGTCAATGGCTACTTTAAGATACAAGCAGACAGATATTGATGGCAACCCAGCTCCTCCTCCAATAAGGATGCAACCAGAGCCTCCTCCTACTGGCATTTTGACTGCTGCCCAAGAGATCAATCAGGACATGGCAACCATTATTGGCATCTATGACCCATCACAGCAACTCCCAGGCAATATGTCTGGCAAGGCTTTGAATGGTCAGCAAATGCAAGTGGATTTGACCAATTTTGACCTTTATGACAATCTAACCAAGTCAATTTCCCATGTTGGCAAAATACTTTTAGACTTAATTCCCAAGATTTATGACACTGAAAGGGTTATGAGGATTATTGGGGATGATGGAAAGCCAGACCTTTTGACCATTAATGAGCAAAGTGCTGTGGGCAGAGTGCTTAATGATGTAACTGTAGGGCAATATGATGTGGTGATGGAAACTGGTCCAGGCTACAACAGTAAGAGACAAGAGGCAGTAGATGCCATGATGCCTTTACTTGCCAAACCTGAGCTATTTAATGTGGCTGGGGACTTAGTATTCAGGAATATGGACTTCCCAGGGGCTGAGACTATTGCTGATAGGTTGGCGGCTCTGAACCCACTGAGCCAGATTGATGAGCACTCTGATATTCCTCCACAGGCTCAACTAATGATTAAGCAAGGTCAGGCTCAAGTCCAGCAACTCACACAGCAGTTGCAGGCTTTACAGATGGCTATGAAGCAAAGACAGGATATTGAGCAAGTTAAGCAACAGGCTGAGACTCAGCGAGAGTTGATGAGGCAGACAACCAAAGCTCACAATACAGAATCTATGCTTCAAGCTAGAGTCCATGATGTAAATACCAAGGCTATAACTAGCCAGAACAGGGTAGAAATTGAGGCAATTTCAGATATGTTATTGCATCACATGGATACTGCCAGACTGGAGAGAGAAATCCAGATGAGAAATCAGGAGCAGTATCAAGCAATTGCACAGGCTGACCAGTCCATTATGCCCAATCAGCAACAATAATTGACAGCCTTATGATTTTGGGTTATATTGCCCACAAACCTTACTGGTGAGGCACACCAGGCAAAATACTTGAGGAAACTCATGAGTGATAGACAAGCAAGTAATGTAATTACTTCAGAAAATTCAGGTGATTTTTATGCTAACAAACTTGGTTTAGCTGATTCCCCTAGTCCTG